TACACCACCACCAACTAGGAATTGTTTTTCTAATCTTTGCATTACATGATTTGCAAGTCTGCCATCAAAGTATGCTCTTGCTCCTGCTTGATCTTCAAGCAACTCTGCTGTTATAGGCAAAGTTGTGATGAATTTTCTTACAGGTGCTGTAACAGCACTATAAGTAAAAGCATCTTCTGGAGCTGCAGCAGCTTCTGCTTTTTCTGCAGCATTGTTTGTTGCTGATTCTTGCAAAAAGTAATAGGTTGTTTGATCTGTATTAATAGAATCTACTAAGTCTAATGCAGGATTAGGATCTGGCTCAATAGCAGGTATAACCTGTTGATAAACAGTATCTCTAGTCCAAACAGAAGTAGTCATAGTAGTTTTAGCCTCAAAAGGCACATTCTTAATACCATGATCAACAAAAGAACTATAAGCTTTTGAATCTAAGAATTGTTGTCCAAGTGATTTTGGAGCTTCAACTTCTGGCTCTCCATATACAGGCATTCCAGAAACTTTTTTAGAAGCTTCCATATCATCATTGTTAGCACTCTTAACAGATTCAAGATCCTGTAATTCAGTAATCTTGTCTCCTAAAGAAGCTAATTCATCATTTCTACTTTTGATTTCCTCTTTTTGATCTGATGAAAGTTCAGACATATCCTTAACAGAATCAAAAATTCTAGCAAGTTCCTCTGATTTGACAGCTTTTTCAGCTCTCATTTCTTTTAATGTTGCCATTATTTTCTCCTATTTCAGTTATTTTTCATAATGTTCTTTTGAACATCAATGAATAGCTCATTATCTTTAACAGGATCATAACCAAACTCAGCTAAGACATCATCCAACTTAGAATAAATTGCATTTAGTCCTGCTATGTATGTAGTTACCATCTCTGTAGATTTCTGGCTAAGTGTCTTTTTTTCAGAGTTTTTTAAGGATGCAAGATCCTCTATTCTCTCTGTGAATGCCTTTAACTCCTCAAGAGAAGCTACAGCATGTTCTCCAAGCCTCATACCCTGTTGGGATGATTTACTGATACCTGTATCAGATTCACTTGAAATCTCTAAATCTTGTTTCATTTCTTTGGCACATTTTCCATCTTTTCCATAAGTGCATTTTTTCTTGCCATATTTTTTTTCTTTTTCATTGACATATTCATTATGAGTTGCACATGGCATATATATTACAGAGCCATCCTCTTTCTCATGAGTATGAGTTCCCTCACAACCAATCTCTTTAGCTCTCTCAGCAGCTTCTTGTTGTGTAGTATATTCATCTGTGCCTACTTGTTCTTTAACTTCCTCAAACTCTGTATTCCAATCATCATAATCTTGTAAGCCTGACTTAAGAGCTTGTACAAAGCTATTCTGTTGAGCTCCTACTAAAACAGGAGATACTTCCCAGACTTTTACATCTTGTAGCACTCTTACAGGAACTTCCTCTCCTTTTGAATCAATGTGAGATCCTTTTTCTGATTTCATTACTTGAAAGCCATAAGAGAATTGCTGCATATCTTGCATAGCCTTAACAGTTTCATAAGCTTCTTTTCCTGATTCAGTATTTAAGAAATATCCCTTAAACACAGCTTTTTGATTATCTGTTTCTATAACACCTCTGCCAATGACTTTACTCCAATCATGATTCCACACTAATGGCACTTTGTTGCCTGTATATCCTGATCTAAGAGCATTGGCTTTAGTTACATCATTATCACTATCTATAGTGTCAAATAATGAAAAAACTGCCTCTATGTATCTTGTATCTCCATCCTCTTTAAGCTCAATAGGAGCATTCTTATAGGATAAGTTCTCTGGTCTATCTATTTCATTCATCTATTACCTCAATATAAGCTTCTGTACATCTACAATTAGCAATTAAACTAATTGGAGCATTAGGATCTCTAGGAGCATCCAACTTAATACCATTATACAGATAAAAACTATTCAGAGGAACTCTTTGATTGTCTAGCTCAAAATGTGCTTCTCTGACTTTTCCATCTCTATAACTGATCCACTCTTTTTCTAAAGTCTTGCCTGTAGCTTTAGCAGCTCTTTGCTGACTCCAAGATGCAACTTTACCAACTTCTGTTCTAGCTATATTCTTAGCTCTACCTAAGTTCTGTCCTCCTAGAACTGTATTGATTCTTTTAGCTAACTCATTAAAAAACTTATCTCCATCAGGAGTACCTGCAACAGGATTAACTATTCCAAGCTCCTCAAACTCTTTTATTGTCTTTGTTATCTGTGTAGTAATTCTTTTTTTAGTAGTTGCATTTAAGTCATTCATAACCTTTTTAGCATTCTCTTGCACAAAATTAGCTGCTTGTGAATCTTGAAATAAGGATCTAACCTCAGCAGGAACTTCTCTTTGTCCTCTATAAAAGCCACTATCCACAACTTTCTTAATTGTTCTACCCTCTGGAAGTAAGCCTGATAGAGCTCCAAACACAGTTCTTATTGATTGTTCCTGATCAATCTGTACTCCTAGATCAACAGGATCTGCTGCTTTAAAGTTTTCCTGTGCAGGAAAAAGATTATCCCAAGTTCTTACTGACATATCATCCCCAAGAGAATAAAACAATGGAAGTAACTCTTTATCAAATTTAGATTCATTTAAAAATATATCTACATTAGTTTCTAGTGCAGCTAAATCATGACTACCTTTAGCAACATTAGATAACCCTCTCTTTTGTCTGTTTAGTTCTTTTGCATAAATATTAGACATATACTCACTCCAAGCATTCTCTAATCCATTTATAGCTTTCCAGAGTTCTTTCTTTTCTATCTCTGTTCTGTAATGTTTAACAGTAGGAAGTCCTAGTATCTTTACTGTTGGCTCTTGCCATCCATATAGTGAATAGTTAAAACTTTTATTCTCTTTTACTTTCTCTGCTTCTTTAGTTGCCCAATTAGCAGCTCTCATCTTGTTTGATTTAGATATATCTCCACCCCATAACAACCAAGCTACCTGCCCTGCTGTTGGTCTATCACTATCTCCATTTAAGTAATCATTAGCTTTATCTGAATCTAGATCTCCCTCATGCCTAGCAAACCAAGCTGCCATTCTTACAACTTTGTTATCACTAATCTTTCCACTAGCCATCTCTCTGGCTTCTCTTTTTGTTTTATCTGTTAAGCCACTACCTGCAAACTCTAAGAGATCTAATCCTCTTTGTGCATTCTTTTGGATATAGCTAGGAACTTTATCTACCTTAGTTTCTACTTCTAAATCTATTTCTTTCTTTGTGCTTTTAGGATGCCCCTCTGGAAGTAAATCTGTATCAAAAGCTCTATTTGGAAACTTACCAGAACTTAATGCTCTTATAAAGGTATTAACTCTAGCTAATGCCCATTGATCTGAGCTAGTTACATTAGGTCTAACTGATTGAGGATTAGTATTATAAGCTCCTACTCCTCTTTCAAATACTTGCCTAAGCATTGAGAAAGTAGCTCTATACTTTGGATCTTTATCATTATGCTCTTTAACTTTATCTCTTAAGATTCCCTCTATTCTTTTAGATACAGCTTTCTCCTCAATATCCTCTGATGTTTCAGCTTGATACATTGTTACTTCATCTCCCTCAACAGGAACTTCAGCAACCATCATATTTCTTATAAAGTAATCTCCATCATCTAAAGCAGGTAACTGATTAGCTTGTCTTGCTTCATTAACAGTTACAAATCCTGCATTAAATCCTGTTACTACTCTCTGCATAGTTGCATCCTCATCCTGAGATAAAGCTCTTACATCAGAAAGATCATACTTGAAGCAATAATCTGTGTTGTCCTCAAAGTCTTGTAGTAATAATTGTTTAGTAAATTCATTAGCAAAGTGATTCCACATTGGAATAAGTTTTTGTTCTGTAAAGAACTCTCTAAGCTCTTTTGCATTAGAGTATGTTGCTCTCTCTAGTCCTGATCCAAGTCCTGCTAATATTGCAGGCACACCTAGCACAGCAGATATTCTCTCCTCATTGATGTATCTAAGTTTGCCTATTTCTAGATCTTTAGGGCTAAAGGAAAGAGTTTTTATATCAACCTCTCCCCCAGATATTACTAATGGTCTGCCTCTATTCTCTCCTCCAAATCTCCTACCAAATACCTCAGCAATATTTTCAGCTTCATCACTTGTCATAGATAGATCATTCTTTGGAGATATAACAACACTAGGAACACCTGTATTCTTAACTAAAGCTGCTCCCATCTGTGAAGCTGCTGCATCTCCTAAAACTTCAACCATTACACTTCTTAATGGAGAAAGTCCTCTCCTGTGATTTCTAGGATCTATTCTCTCTCTAAGGTGTATCATATCCTCTGGCAATATGGTCATAGTGTTGCCTTTTTGCTTATATTCATACTTAGTTATTAATTGTTCTGTATTGCCTTTAACTTCTACCATCTCTGGAAGTAGTGGTATAAGTTGAACTACAGCTCCTGCATCATTTCTAAGTTTCAAGATAAAAGCATCTCCAGACACAGCAACAGAAGTAACAATATAATTATTCATAAGAGAAGCTGTCATATTTGGATTAGGATTCAATAGTAACTGTTCAGCAGGATGATTCATTACATAATCCATACCCTCTTGATTCTTTAAATATACTTTAAGTGGTGGCTCACTAAAAGCTGTTCCTAGTACATTTAAACAAGCAAGAGCAGCTGAGTTTCCCTCTGGAGACATTTGATTAACTCCACTAAAATAACCTGCATCAGTATTAAATGGAAATACTACTTGTGATGTTGGATATTGCCCAGATTTCTTTTCTGTTTGAACTTCCTGAGCAAAGAAGCCTCTAATATTATCTCTAATTCCCAATTAGGTTACACTCCAATTTGTCTTTCTAACTATTCCAAACCTAGCTGCATAAGCTAAGGCATCCACCATATCATCATGAGATCCAGAGGATGGAAAGCTAGTTAATTCTCTTTCAAATTCTACAAGCCATTTAGCATTTTTCAAAAACCATATAGTGCCATTTTCTACACCTGCAGCAGCAGGTACAGCTCTAGCAGTTTTACTTTTATCTGCCTTTAAGTTCCTTATGGGCAAACCCTGCCTCCTAGCCATCTGAATTATTCCTAAACCAAAGCTAGAATCCTCCACTCCCAACCAAGACATATTGTATTCATCAATCTTTGCTTCTATCTGTGGGAGTAATTCTGGAGCTTCTAATCTTGCTCTGAATACATCCATTACTAAAAGCTTACCACTAGGAGTAGATCCTACTGTTATTATTACTGAGTAATCAGCAGTTTCTTTAATACTCAAAGCTGTGTCCATAGTTCCAAAGATAGATAGTTCAGAATGCTTTACTACTTCATCTCCTAAGACATACTCTGGATCATCTCCTGTAATAGTGTCATAATATTTAAACCATTCTCTTTTGAACATGTGTCCTACCTCTGTAAATTCTGCATTGAACTCCTGTGCATAAACCATAGATCCTAACTCCTCTTTGGCTTGTGCTAACTCATCTTTATTTATTCTAGGAGATTGATCTGTAGGATAGTGAAATACTTTCCAATCAGCTCTCCTTTTAGCATTATCAAACAGCTCATAAAACCAATTCATGCCATTAGGTGTAGATATAAACAAAGCTTTGCCTAAACTATCACTAAGTATTGGTCTAACTGTATCCCATGTTTCTTTATCTTGATAAGCAACCTCATCAAAGATTATAAGAGATATACCACCTGCACCTCTAAGAGTTTCTGGCTTATTAGCTGATTTAATCTGTATAGATCCTCCATTAGCTAATACTATTCTTTTCTCTACTTCTCTAGTTTCTGCATAATCCTCTGGTAACTGTCTAATTAAGCTTTTTAGATTAAGCCAAGACTCTAAAGCCTGTGGATATACAGGAAAGATAATCCAAACTTTTAAACCTTTTAATGCTTGATCTACTGCAGCAACTAAAGATAGTGTAGTTTTACCCCATCTCCTACCACAAACAGCAATTATAAATCTATGTTCATCTAATGCTTTTATAACTTCTAATTGTCCAGAATGTAGATCAGGTGGAGTAGCCTCAATAATCTGGCTCATCATCCTGCTCCCAATCCCACTTGAACTTGATCTGTGGTTGTTCTATGTGATTAACTGTTACTTGAGGTGTTCCTAATCCATAAATTTGACTGATCATCTTATAGCAAACATCTAACAATCCTTTTAATTCAGTAGGATTAAGTGAAGCTAGATCTCTTTCATTTATTTCATTAATAATTCTAAAAATTACAGGCTTAAGCTCATTAGCTAGATCTCTTGCAGTTTCTCCTACTTGAGCAAAAACTTCCCCAATAATCTGCTCATTAAGCATTTTATTTATAGCTTTTACTCTATCCTGCCATTGATTCTTAGAGGATATTTGATATATTCTCCTCTCTGTCAAACTGAAGTTTTCTGAAACTTTTGTTAGAGTTCTACCTGCACCTAAACCTAAATAATATTGAAATCTTTTAAAATCAATATTAGATTCTCCAACTTGTTGCTGATTAGGTAAAGCTAAAGACATATCATCTATGTAATCCATAGATTTAGTATAACCTAAGTTCTATTATTACAATGCAAACTACAACCACAGCATAAATAGTTGCAATTACACATTATCCACCTAGTTTTATAAGAATTTCAGTAATTGCTGAGTTTAGTTCTTGTTCCCTCATAGCTAAAGACATTAGATCTTCTTTAGCATCTGATATTTGTACCATTAAAACAGCAACTTCTTGCTGTAGATCATTAACAGTTTTAAATAACCATCCAACTAATGCAGCTAAACCACCCTGCAATACTTGACTTAAATTAACTTGTGCTTTCATATAATATCAATGTACAGGCAAGATACAGAATAATGAAATTCTAATTGGCTCTTTTGTGTTGTTTTCTAGTACCCATGCAGAAATTTTATTATTAGCAAATAGTTGTATTGTGCCATATTTCCAGAGTATATTTTTTGTCTGTGGATCTATAATTCTTAGATCTGTAGGGATTACAAACTTAACTTTTTGATGCTTCTTGTATTCTATTTTCTGATATATCAAAATTATCCCCGTCTAATTCAATGCCAATAAAATTTAGATCAAATTTTTTACAAGCAACACCTGTTGTTCCACTACCCATAAAATTATCTAATACTGTATCTCCCTTTTTAGAAGCAATAGTTAATATTCTTTCTGCTAGTGCTATAGGCATTTGTGTAGGATGTAATCTTTCTTTAGCAGGTATATAATGTGGAACATACCAAACAGAAGTTAATGGATCATCAATACCACAATCAGTATTAAGGTAAATATTATCACCTTTTGATAAATGGTAAATAATTTCATAATCCAAATGAAACCTAGATCTTGTGCTATCAAAACTTCCTGCATATTTCCAAATAATATAACTTTTAAAATCTAATTTTTGAAAAGCATCTGTAAATTCTAGCCAATGTGGAGTTCTTAATGTCTTGTTTGCAGTTTTACTTTTTATGTTAAAAAATAATTGCCCACCATCTTTTAATATTCTTTCATAATGAGTAAATACTTTATCTAAGAACTCAGAATAAAGTTTAAGAAATAATATATCTTTTTTGTTAGCTTTATAACCTGCTCCAGAAATATCCTCATAAGGTGGAGAAGTAATAATCAAATCAACAGAGTTATCAGGAATATCCTGCATTACTTTCAGGCAATCTCCATTAAATAGCTGCATCATCACCAAACATTTCTCTATAGTGCATTTTTTTAGCAGCTTTCCTGTAGTTGTGAGGATCTAATGCCTCACTCA